ATCAAACAATTATTGAAACTGAGCGCAAAAGAATTTGCGAAAAATCTGGATGTTCTTATTTAGAAGATTTGGTCACTTGTGTTCACATTATTCAATTGAAAATTCTCACTGCTATGCGTGTAGGACAAAAACAGAAGAAGGTCGATATTAAGGTCCCCAAGTTAGACGATTTTGTTCATAAGACGTATATCAATGTAGCGCGCAAAATATATAAAAATGTGTATTTGTTTGAAATCAATATTCCGCCTTTAAACATTCAAAAGAACCATAGAGAGTTGGAAATTATTGTACAAGAATGTATTTTAAACACACTAAGAGAGAGTATTCCGGTTGAAGCAATTTTGAAGGCGTATATGGATGAAACCATTGAAGAAGATGTGGTTGAAGAAATTAAAGAGCAAATTATTGAGCAACCTTTAAAGCAAGAGCATAAGCCAGAACAGAAGGTAGAAACAACTGGTGGAAATAAGGTCGGTTTTAATGATATTGATTATGTTGCCAGTAGTGACGGGAAATTTCAAAATGTTGTAGTACCAAAAACATATGAAAATTTAGATTATATTAGCAATATGAGAGCCGAGCAAAGAAAATTGGATGAAGCAAATGATTCAGATGACGATAACATTAAAATAAATATTTCTGACGAATTTGTAAGTCCAGAATCTTTAGGTCTATTATCCATCGAAGAACCAAAAATGGATTTATTACCGGATTTATTGTTAGACGAAATCGAAGTTTTAGAATAAATTAAAATTAAATTTGCGTAAAAAGATAAATAATATATACAATAAGTATTTTAAATGGATAACATATTTATTATAGCAGCAATCATATCTGTTATTTTTGTAATAGCAAAATTTATTGAAATGCGATTTATTGAAAAGGAGGCAAAACCGTTGAAATTTTTAATTCGTGATGCGCTTTTAGTATATGTTAGTGTTATAATGGGTCATTTTATTTTGAGTCAATTGAAGCCGATGATTCAAGAAGGTGGTGCTATAAGTGCTCCCCAAGTTTTCACAGGTAATCCTGAATTTTAACGACCCGTCCAAACCTTGACAATAGGTCTGGGTAATCTATTGTTCTTAACATCTTCTTCATAATTTTCGTATGTATACTTACTAAAATTTTGATACTTAAAAATATTTCCGAGTAGTGCCTTTTTTTTAGTAATAAAGGGATACTCGCTAAAAAATATAACTCCTAATACACGTTCAAGACAACATCTGTCTTTTCTGGAAATAATAACACGAGTTAATTTTGTTAATTTATATTTTTTCTCTAAGTACAATAAAAAATCGTGATTTATAAATGATTGTGAGCCAAAACATCCAAACCAGTTGAAATTATCCATACCAAGTACTCGGTTATTCAATGTCAATTTGTTTTTGAGCTCAGTAGAATTGTTTAAAACGTCAATAATTTCTACTGAATTGCTTATGCGTTCATTATCAGAATTAAAATACCATAATGGCATCACATTAAGACCAATTAATTTTTCAAAATTGACACGAGTATGAAAAAAGACGCTGTCATGGATTATGACAGCATTGTCAAAATATTTGTTTTTAATAAAATAATAATAAGGCAGTAATTCGCCGCGACCAGGGAATTCGGATTCAATAATCTCAATATTCTCATAATTGTAAAAAGATTTAACAAGATCTTTATCACTGTTATCATCAATGATAACAATTTTTCTATATGGGTAAAACCGCCGAAGGCATTGAATACAATTATTCCAATATTTATTGGTTAATTCCGAATTAACGTGTCTTGTAATAATAAAACCAAAATCATTCATTAATAATATACATTATAATATTAATGAAAAATAAACCACTAATTATGAAATAAAAGGTCTAAACCTAAAATCTAAACCAAAATAGGTATTTTGTCAATATCTATAACATCATTTGGTACAGTTCCTTTAAAATTAGCATATGCCTTAAATTCGGGTCGTTCTAATTGAGCTTGTGGAGTGTGATTATGAACACAGCGAGCAATCATTTTATACAATTTGAAATCGGGATATCGGTCTTGTCCGTTATTTTTATATAACATATTAATACCTTTATCATCGAGACACCATTCTACTACCAGACGCTGAACGGGGTCACATTTGCTAAGGTCTTTAACATCGGACATATCTTCGACAACATAATCGAAAATAGAGCAAGCAAGTCGACACAAATCAAAACTGAAGTTGGGTTCCAATCGCGGCTTCTTCTCGTTAAAATATGGCTCTGTATTATATTGCGTGGCAGCATCGTTGCCAATTTGGAAACTATCACTGCAAAATAGTTTACCATTGTATTTGTAAATGCTTCTACCGAAATCGATAATTTTATAGATTCTGCCGAAAGTTGGCACCTTATAAATCTGTTTTTTGTAACAATAATAAAGAAATTTTTTGTCAGTATGATTATACATTACATTATTTGAATGTAAATCATTGTGAGTAAAAGAAAAGGTCTTTTGATATGTTATTAAAATCATTATTATTTGCATAAAAGCGGAAAACCATTCTTCTTCTTTTAAATCGGATGATAATATTAAATCATCAAATGTATTTTCACAATATTCCATACAAATAACTTGAACTGGGAATTGCGGTATAGTTGCGTTTATCACTTCTTCTTCAAAACTATCATCGTCTGTTTCACTTGCGTTTGACTCTTCGTCTTCCCATTGCGTATCGTCGGCTTCTTTTAACTCATTCGCTTCTTCGCTTTGCTCTTCATTTACTTCTTCTAACTCATTTACTTCTTCTAACTCATTTACTTCTTCTAACTCATTTACTTCTTCCAACTCATTTTGCTCTTCGCCTTGCATAACTTTTTCTAAAAGTGGATCGGTTTCACCGTCAACTGTGTAAGAGGTTCTTGAAGAACAAGTTGAGTTTGATTTTAATGTAACTTTATTGTCATTATCATTTGACAAATTTGAATTAGTTATATCAATTAGTTCAGAATAATTACCTTTTAAGTCTTCTAAATTCACGATTGTATTATCGTCACTAAACATATCTTCGAATACTTCATTATCAAACGATTTAATAGACATATTTGATTTTAATGATAAATTATGTTCTATTTTTAGTGGTTTTAATTTAGTGTCTTCATTTTGAAACTGAAATAAATGTTCATAATCATCAATTTTAAATAGAACATTCTTGTTTTTATTAAAAAAATCCGAATTATTCAAGTAATCTATGTCATCACAAACATTTAACGTGAAATTATTTTTAATAGCTAAAAATGAACCATAGTAATCTACACCGTGTTGGAAATTATGTTCACTAATAAGATTACTTGAGAGAAATAAAAATAATCCATCAACATATGCCGAATTATTTAAATCCAGCAATTTACTATTACAATATGTTTCATCCGAATTAATACTTGGTAGATTCAAAATTTTATCATCATTATTGTATTTTCCTATTAGATATTTAAACGGATCTAACAATGGAGCCATTTTGAAAAATATATCCTTGTCTTTTGTTTTTGAATTATTATTTATATTTTTAATGCGACAATTATACAATTTACTGTCTTCAATATCGTATTGATCATTTACCGATGAAATGTACCATTTGTGATTCAAGTTTACATTATTGTAATTGGTTTCATTTAACTCCAAAAATCTTTTATAAATTGGTATATAATTTTGTGTTTTAGAGAGAAACAAAGATGATGGTTTCTCTAAACTTTTAAAAAGCTCTGTGTTCTTCCTTTTCTGATAATTTACGTTTATCATTATTAGGTATTTAATATATAAATTATATGAGTTTTTAACTTATTATTCTTTGAAAGTATTTTCTCTCTTAATATCAAATTATAAACTATATTAAGAGAGAATCAATTGCGTTTTATATTGTATTTAAAATTTTATACGTTATAATATATGACACTTGAATTAAAAAAATTCGATATGAAAAGTATTAGTTTTAAGCCCAATGAAAACAAAGGTCCTGTCGTTGTATTAATCGGAAAGCGTGACACCGGCAAATCCTTTTTGGTCCGAGATCTACTTTTTTATCAACAAGAAATCCCAATAGGCACCGTTATTTCGGGAACTGAAGAAGGTAACGGTTTTTACGCAAAAATGGTGCCCAAATTGTTCGTACATAATGAATACAATACGGCGATTATTGAAAACATTTTGAAACGACAGCGTACTGTGTTGAAACAAATTAAAAAGGAGATGGAAACATATAAACGCAGCACTATCGACCCTCGAGCATTTGTCATTTTAGATGACTGCTTATATGATGCGACTTGGACACGTGATAAAATGATGCGCTTACTCTTTATGAACGGGAGACATTGGAAGGTGATGCTAGTCATCACAATGCAATATCCGCTCGGCATTCCGCCCACACTGAGAACCAACATAGATTATGTTTTTATTCTTCGAGAAAATTACATCGCAAATAGAAAAAGAATATACGAGAACTATGCCGGTATGTTCCCAACATTTGAGAGCTTTTGTCAGGTGATGGACCAATGTACCGAAAATTATGAATGCTTGGTGATAAATAATAACTCGAAATCCAATAAATTACACGACCAGGTCTTCTGGTACAAAGCCGATAGTCACGGCGACTTCAGATTAGGATCAAAAGAGTTCTGGGAATTGTCGAAGGGAATGAAGGATGAAGACGAAGAGGAGCAATATGACCCAAATTCAGTTAAAAAACGCGGCGCAGGACAAAAGATCAGCGTCAAAAAGGCGAATAAATGGTAGAAAGTAGATGTGCTTTTAAGAAAACCGCTTTTCAAATATATAAGCAGTTATAACAACTTAAAGAGTATCCTATTATAAAGTATATAATAAGATGCAAGAACTTAACATCGTAGAACTCATAGAGAAAAACCCTATCTCTAAACTATCAAACGCTTATAATAACAAATTAATAAATAAAATCAAGGATAATTTCACTGATTTTGAATCACAATTATTTGTAAGTAGTTTTTATTGCTACTTAAATTATGATAAAAATATAGATTTTGTAGTTGATTTAGATGATATATGGAAATGGTTAGGTTTTTCTACTAAACAAAATTCAGAAAGAGTGTTAGAAAAAAACTTTAAATTAGATATAGATTACAAAACCGCTTATCAATTTGGAACAGCGGTTTCTGAACAAGAACCTTTTGTCAAACAAAATGGGGGGCAAAATATAAAAAAAATATTATTAACAATTAAATGTTTCAAGTCATTATGTTTGAAGGCTCAAACCAAAAAAGCATCCGAAATTCACGAATATTATATGAAAATGGAAGAAGTTTTACATCAAATTGTAGAAGAAGAAACGGATGAATTAAAACTCCAATTAGAGCAAAAAGAAAATATTATTTTGGAAAAAGATATAGCAATTAAAAGTTCCAAAAAAGAAAAACAAAGAGCCGTAGAACAAGCAACAATTATCCACTTCCCATTAAATACAGAATGTATATATTTTGGAACAATTGATAATACAAATGAATCTGGAGAAAAATTAATAAAATTCGGTCACACAAATGACCTAGCAACAAGAATACAAGATCACCGTAAAAAATACAACAATTTTGTTTTGGTACAGGCGTTTAGAGTTCAAAATAAAGTGGAAATTGAAAATCTAATCAAGACATATCCAAAAATTAAAAGACAAATTCGCAGTATTGAACTAAACGGGAAAAATAAAACAGAAATAATTGCTTATGACGCAACAAATTTTACTATTGATAAATTAACTAAACATATTAGAGATATTATTCATTCAAAGACATATAGTATAGATAATTTTAATAGATTGATGAAACAAAATGAAGAATTGGAAAATGAAAATAGAATATTAAAAGAAACAAATATTTCTCAAGGAATAATTATTACTAAAAAAACTATTGAAATTAACGAATTGAGAGAAAAACTGGAAAATAATAACACAATATTAGATTCTGTTAAAGTCGAAAATCAATCTGTTTATCAAAATGTATTATTGCCAGAAGATGATATGAATAAAAGGTTCAACGAATTTGTTAATAGTGTTTGTATTGTAAGACCCGATGTAGAAGAGTTGTCTGTAAATATTGAAGGACGGTATCGTTTATTGTCGCAAGTTAAACCGTCAAAAGAAGTATTCCATGCCTTAAAAAATTACATGGATACAAGATTTAAACCAAAACGTATTGAAAGAAATCACGGATACTTAGGAATAAAATTAAAACCTATTGAATATAAAAAGTCTAAGGAAAATTCCTCTGTCGAAACATTTATTTTTCAATCGTGTCAGTTTTCTGATTGCGGAAAGGTTTTAAATTCAGTTTTATTGAGAGAATATCAAAAATGGAAACTTTCTGTTGGCAAAGAATTGTCTGAGAATGACATGAAAGAAATTAAAGAATATTTAAATGAATCTCCTTACGCTCTT